TTACAAAACGGTTTTTGCTTCTGGTGACAGCTTGGTGACGGTCTCACCCTTTAATGACAGATTCTTCATATCAAATTTCAATCTCTCTAAATCCGTATGAGCATATCTTTCCGTCATCTTTGTATTGCTATGACCAAGCAAACGTGACACGCTGAGAAGCGGAACCCCGTTATTCACTAATTGAGACGCTACACTGTGTCTCGTAGCGTCATAAAGCCTTATAGACTTATTCAAACCTATTTCTTGGCGCACTTTATCCCATATCTTACTCAACTTATCTTCCGTGTAATTTCTTCCAGTTGTCGAATTAATAAATACGAAAGCGCCGGTAAGGTTGTTTTCTACACGATTCTTAATAAATTCCAACATCTCCGGGTGAATAGGAATTGTGACAGCTTTTGCATTTCTCCCTTTTCGCTTTTCCCGATAAACTTCATTTGAAAATGTAGCAGATATGGTTATTGTCCCCTTCTCTAAACTCACGTCTTTACATTTCAACGCCCTTACTTCACCTGGACGACAACCATGTAACATGAGAAACGCTATTATGGGTTTATCCTCGTCAGGTATACAATCCATCACCTTTTTCTGAACCTCTGATGACAACCAATGTGTTTCTGGCAACGTCGTTTCTACTACAGGAAACGAAGGTATTGTGCCTATTATCTCTATATCGTTCTTAAGATACCTTAGAAACGTCTTAAAATTTTCAAATACATTTTTAACACTCTTATCACTATAATCAAATTCCCTCTCCAAATACTCTTTATAGTTTACAAGGTCAACTTTTCTCAATTCTCTCACGTCCATTACCCCAAAGAATCCTTGGGCAATTCTTATATAACGAACATAATCTTTCTTATAACTTGGAGCAAGGGTTTCAATCTTAGAGGCTAAAAACTTCTCCAATAAATTCGCCACGTAATACTTTTCAAGCTGTTGTTTAACATACTTTGTAGGATCAAACGAATAATTCTTTATTTCGTAGTTGATATGATTCAATAAATCTGAAGCCCTTTGGTATGTATCGATTGGCTGGCCGTGTCTATCTGAAAAAATCCTGATTCTTTGTCCTCTATAAAACAAGTCTACAAAGAACCGATTAGGAACAGTTTTGTGTTCTGAGCAAATGTAACCAAACCTTTTTACTTCTATAAATTTATTCAGGCAGACGGGACAATTCCCTTTTGCTCTTATTGACCCTTGCATTTTCTCCTCGCTTTCAGTCTGGAGAAAATACAATATGAGCGCCGGGTCTGTCAAGTCCATTTCGTTCAAGGCTTCTACCATCTCGTTAACGCCTTTATAATAGGGAGGACGTGTTTATAAAGAACGTACCCCAAAAACTATTCATGCACCACTCAACAACAAACCCACGCATCAACCCAAGGGGCAGCCCTTCGCTTTATTCTATGCCCTTCGACATGGAGACAGGGCATCTTGCAGGTAAAAAACTATGCACTGCACTGTCCAATAATTCCTTATAAGCCTTGTCCTCTTCCAGTTCAAGTTCAAGGAATACTACCTGCAGCATGTCGGCAATTGCGCTTAATTTCATTAAGTACCCATGTTCTTTCAGGCTCGCTTGTATATCCTGTATTGGATACAACCGATAAATCCTTACTATGTCTAAACTCGTTAATCCCATCTTATTCCCCCTTTCTAAAATGACATCCTTTACTTGCTGCCTTTCGTGCCTTCTCGTATCCCTCGAAGGCACTCCAGGCACTTAACGGTCTCTTTTTTCCCTGATAACCGTTCCGGCTTGATTATAAAAAACATAGTCGCCAACTACCGCAACTACTCTGCGAGCTACAACCTTTTCAGGAATAATGATATCTTTTCCACTAACCTTTTGATTGCCACCCTTGTTTTCCATTGTCCAGAAAAAAGATTTCGTAAACAGATAAAAACTACCCACTACACAACAAAATAACAGGGTGAAAATCATTGCGTAACGTCTTGAAAAACTCTTTACGGTGTCTTTCGATAGGACACGCTGTGACCGATAAGCCATGAATACCCGCTGATCAATACGCAATGTTTTTTTCCTGACAATATCTTTGTCACTCATGTACATATAAACAAAGCTGTTTTTGTATAAGGATAATGAACGTCTTTGCACTTTAATGTGAATCTCCGGCAGCCCTACCAGGCTAGGGGAGAGTTTCCAAATGTCCTGCGTGATGAGAAAGATGTCTAATCCATAATGCCTTGAATACTCAAATATATAAGACACGTCGGGATTATAATATTTCTTATGAAACAAAGAAGATTTCTGCGCCTCGTCAAATACATATACATGACGCTTAAATTTAGTAAATTTCCTCTGGTACGAATCAGACATGAAATTTTCTAAACCGCCAGCGGCCTTTATTGCGTCCTCTAAATATCCGGCAGCAAAAAAACCATCTATGTTGGTATAGATTGAAACCTCTTGCTCAAGGTCTTCACGCAAAACCCACCGAACTTTGTCTTCGTCAAAACGGTAGTAGGTATAAAGGATTTCCCTTACTGCAAAATAAGACTTGCCAGAGCCTATACGACCTTCAATTAACGTTACCATGCGAAACCTTTATATACAGAGTTATCAATAAACATAACCATCACCAAGCTGAGACAACTTCAAAACAATATCTGACCGGACTTGCATTAATGCCAGACCAACAGCTTTTGGAACCCAATGTTTTTTATAATTTCCATTCCAAGTGATGCCACACCCGGTACACTCTGAAAACACGTCACCATTTAAAGTAATTTTCATTATTCTGTATGTATGATCACCTTTAAAAAGCGGATCACATAAGTGAGGTTTATGATGAAATAAAGGAAGTTTTAAATTTACCAGTTTGTTCATTTCATACCTTTGAAAAAGGAATGAGATTCATAAGCACACGAAGTCCAATCGCCGTGATTATGACATTAAAAGCATCTACCAGCCTTAAGTGATTTATCAAAAATGCCGTTAAACCTGATACGTTTAAGACAACACTTTCAAGAGAACTGCTACCCAACTGGCCTGAAGCATAATCTGTTACCCTGTCATAGATACCAGTCAAAAAAGTTGAGCCATAGTAAGTCAAAGCTATCGGCAACGCTATCAAGACCAATGATGTCAAAAATACTTTTAACGCTAAAAATACCACAAAATCCTTGGTAAATTTCGCTCCCAATAATTGAAAGATTTTTAAAAGAATACCCACTCTACGACCCCTTCAAAAAGACTATAACTACGGCATAATACAAGGAAAATACAAAGATGAAATAACCGAGATAATCAAACCAGTATTCCCACTCACAAAATGAAAATACGACTGTCTTTCCCCATATTACACATGACAACTCACACAGTTCACCTGACGATACTATATGAGACCCGTTTATTACGCCTAATATGGGATGTGATGATAAACCGTCTAATAACGTGTCTAACCACCCATACTCTAGCTCTGTCTTTTGCCCAACATCAGGTACTTCATCTGAAATTTCCATGTTAGAAATTTCATTAACCTTGTTTTGTTCCGACTGCCCAGACTGAAAGTAAGGACTTAATTTCTCTGTATCTGGCATCTGAATTGTCGCACTAAAACTACCTGTTGTTGACGAACCATTCGTATCTAATGAAATGCTTCCCGTCAATGTACCAACATTCGGAACAGGACTTGGATAATTTTCAGGCGTCCATGACGATGATGCGGTTGGCGTTGGTATAGGAGAAAAAGAAGGCGTAGGAGTCGGAGAAAAAGTTGGCGACGGTCCCGGAGCACCTTCCCACCAAACCTCAGGATCATCAGCACCATCACAATTCCCATTGCAAACCCAATACAATTCACCTGTACACATATCAACATAAATATACTGATAACCAGTTGCAGAATTAATTTCCTTTATGCCTACTAACCGACCCTGCGAAATCAAATCACTATTTATGCCGGAAATTAAACTGTTATCAAAACCTGTTAAAGCGTCAGAATCACCTCGCATTACAACAAAAGAAGCGTCATTGTTACAACCGTTCGCTGTTATCGTAAATGTCGTATCCGGCTGATAAATGCCCATATAATGTTTAGTAAGAGAACTACTCGTCCCTGTCCGATAATTCCCATACCATTCACCACAATAAGCCACATACCAATTAGCACCGCTATTCGGCGAATAACTATAAGTAAGACCATAACCGCCAGAACTCTGACAACCCTCACACAAACCACTCAAAGTAACATTCAACCTTACAAGCCAAGACGGATTCTCATTCAAATAATAAGTCATAAAACAACCAGAAGTAGCATTCAGTGCATTAACTGCATCAGCATAATCGGAATTAAACTGTTTCCAATCAGCATTTGCAGCACTCTCAAACAACGCAAGAAAAACAACTATTAAAATTATTTTTTTGAACACAATAATAACCCCTAAGACCTGTTCACGGTCTTTATACACTTCCGAGCAACCCAAACAACCGCAGCCAACCCCAGCAACACTACGCACACCTTGACCAATGACAAGGTATCAATCGATATTTCAGTTGGTACGTCAATTAATGTCGTTACACTCAACATAAAAAGCCCCTAAACAGATAAGGGACGCGAAATAAATCACGTCCCTTATCAATTTCCTATCTAAGACCTGTTCGTAGACTTGATAAGTTTACGAACCACCCACATAGCAGCCCCGCCGGTCAACAAAATCGGAACTAATATCTCTATCGCAGACAATGAAATCTCAAAATCAGATAAATCTATTGCCGCCTCGGCTGGTTTCACATAACTCACAACCTCAGTTACCGCAACCGTAGCAGTAACACCAATAATACCAATACACTTTACCGCTTTTTCCTTTACCCAATGTATTCCCTTTTTCACGGTCTTCCACACAGTAATCACCCCCTCTCATAAATGCCAAATTCTATTGAAATTAAACACGAACTACTCCGGCTCCAACTCCAACGGTAATGCCTCGCTTACTGTCACTTGCTTCGTACCTTTTAACTTTACATAACCATCACACGTTACCGTATAACCGTAAAGTTTTTCCCTTAACCTATTAATTGAACAAGTTCCGGATCCGTTTGTGTATGAAACTATAGGGAATGAACCAGCCCTCTTGAAACGAACCCTTGCACCTGGCACAGGCGTACTATCGGACGTTACGGTTACGGTCAAAGTGCGCTCCGTTCCCGTTCCCCTCTGCATGAGTACGTCGGGACATTCTGCAACGATTGTATTGCCCACGACTAAACTCTCTGAGGTGCTGATAAACTTTGACATTACAAAGTCAATGTCCAGCACATCTGACGTTTCTATGGCCACACCATCTGCCACAAAATAACCGTCTGCGCCAGTCTCTACAACTCCCACAGTCTCTGTGCCCCTCGATACCGTTACCTCAACTCCTGCCAACGGTGTCCTTGAAAAATCTGTTACCTTACCAAAGACAACATCAGCATGTACCGAGGCACAAAAAACCAAAGCGCCCACCAAAGAAACTGAAATACAACTCAAAATATTTCTTCTCAACATTTTTTCATCACCCCCTCTCATTTGAATGAAAACAATATCGCTATCGCAAAAAGAAACCCGCACAATAAACCGGTAAGACCCATGAGAAAATAATAATCCTGTGCATCCATGTTACGACCTGTTCACTAACGTGATTAAAATCATTATCGGGATGATTATGACGGTGAACGCCATAGGGATTCCAAAGAAGAAGTTGAAATACTGATAGCCTTCTACGGTATCCGGCATTACCTGCGGCACTAAAAATGTGATGACCCCGCCTAAATCCATATATCACCCCTTATGCCGCATCCACTACGACGAACGGCTTCCCATCCTTTGTTGACAATTCCCGGATATCAACTTTTATCTCTATCGGACACCCTTCTTCATAAGACTCCAAAACTGATATGTTCTTTACCCGTATGTCAACGATGGACGATCTGCCGCCTTCGTTCTGGAGCACCTGGGCATACAAGTACTTGCTCCTATCTTTTCCTACCACCTCATAAAATCCAAGATACTCACCCTTTAACATAACTCCCTTAATTTCCTTCGCCATGTTACACCTCCTAATTTTGATTGATTTTCATGCCTTCTAATAGGCTCTCACCTAATCTGTCAGACTCATATTCGTTTCTCACTACTTTCGGAAATAAACACACTATCATTTCTCTTTTTTCATAGGCGCTGCTCCTTCCCCCAAATAAATAACCAAGATATTTTATACGGCTTAAAAACGGGATCCCTTTGACCCCTGTCTCGTTGTTCTCTGACTTTATCCCCCCCAATACACAAAAAGCGCCGTCACGCACTATGAACCGGGTGCTCACGGAGTCTTTTAAAAACATGGGGTTGTCTTCAACGCCGGTCTCTTTCTGTAATGACGAATTTTCTATGTAAACGTTTATCAGGATGTTTGAGCCTACACACAGCGGCGTTATCCGAAAGATTATCCCTACGTCACGATATTCAACGTTTTGCACGATCCCACTGCCCGTTGACGCGGTTGTGTTCTTTGACGTTACCACGGGCACGCTGCTGGTGAATTTTATTTCTGCTTCCTGGCCTGACTTTACATACACACTTGGTTTGCTGATTACTTTTGCATCTAATACCTTTTGTAACATTTTGAAATACGCCTTGATGTTGCCAATCTGATAAGCTCCACTGAGTCCACCAGTAATCGAGGCGCCAAACCGCGTTTTTTCAATGTTCAATTTTCCTGCTTCAACAAACCAGTCTGCGCCAAGTTCCAGGTTCTTTGAGCTTCTTATGTCCACCATGTACATTTTCATCAGGACTTGTTTCGATAATACGTCAAAGCTGCTTAAATATTTCCGCAACATGAGAAATTTGTCGTATGAACATTTAAAAAACACCGATGATAATTCACGATCAATTTTCATCTCGACTTTTTCCACGGTGTTTATAAAATCCTTTATTTCTTCAACGTCACGATACCTTGCCCGATATACGTAAATCTCCGGCAAGGTGCTATATGCCGATAAGGTCTTGACCATTTTCGAAATGTAATCCAAATAGTCCTTTGAAACTGTTATTACTACCACCATGTCATGAGAAAGTTTGACTACTTTTACCCCTTCTATTTCATACATTGCAGATAATGACGAGATTACTTTGTCTGCATCAAAACAGTTTATGAATTTGACAAAACAGCCTTTTAAATAGTCTACGTCCATTAACTGTATGGCCTCTGATACTTTTAAAACCTGTTGTTTTACGCCATACACGACTACGATGTTTTTGAATATCAAGACCTTGATTTCACTCCCTGACTGGATATCACCTAAAAAATCTTTCTGCAAGATTATGTGTTTTGTCCTCAAGGCGAGCACATAATCAGGAACTGATTTTGAGTTGTCCACACGCATTACGGTGAAAACCCTTCCATCTATATTTAGGCTATACCCAAGGCTTGTACATACACCCTTTGATATGGTTACTATTTCTTCTTCGGTATACTGACCGTTTACGGAAATTTTTACCTTCCCTTCCGTGGCGCAGGTGATTGAATAACCAAACTGCACTAAGAACATTTTTAATATCTCAAATAATTCAAATTCACCTTCTACCTGGACTTCTACGGTTGACCCTGGAACTACAGCCTCTTGCGCTATTTCACGTCCCTGAACAAATCCGTTTACACCCACAATGCCTTTTTCTGCCTCTTCCTTTATTTCCACTATTTCTCCGTTGACCAGTTCTTCCAGTCCTAATTCTTCTTTTTTCTGAATTCCATGACAACCAATTGTCATTACCATGCTACTTATGCCCACCATGAGAATAATTACCTTGAATACCCACAT